AAACGTACTGAGTTAGCTAGGATGTTAGATATAGATAGGTTTATAGGTGTAGGTAGTGTTGACGTGCCAGCTACAAAAACCCACTGACTGTTGTCTGTCGGGAATCCTACAAGGTTCCCGTCTACGCCGTTCCCTGTTGTTTCCGGTAATACTGATCCCGATGAAGTACCGCTTGCGTCAAAGTATTGGTTATTAGCTGGCGTATTTATGTCAGTATAAGAAAAGTATTCTAAGTCTATTTCAGATTTGAACGCGCCACCATCACCGGCAGCAAATATACTCGAAATAGGGTACAGAATACCTGAGTTAGTGGCTGTTAGAACGCTAACACCGTTGACGAATAACTCATAAGATGTACCACGCCTTACAATTTTTATCGTGTACTCAGTATCAACAGCAACTGACGTACCTGATATGTAGTGATTACCTCGTAAAAACATCCACCAGCTGCCGCCGAGTTAGTGGCTGTTATAACGCTAACACCGTTGACGAATAACTCATAAGATGTATCACGCCTTACAATTTTTATCGTGTACTCAGTATCAACAGCAACTGACGTACCTGATATGTAGTGATTACCTCGTAAAAACATCCACCAGCTGCCGCCAGCGTGGCCTACGCACCATCGGTTAGGCTGGCCACCTTTATACCCGCCGAAAACNGCNCGATAGCTACTCTGTATAGATCTATATGTGCATTTTATTTCTGCATCGAAGTCTAAGGCTGTGCCAANATCACCGGTNGTTACTANNTCATCAANACCATCGCCGCGTAAAATATANGGCATTAAAGNACNCCGTAAGCGTCTTCGACATACAGAACAGAATGTCCTTTAGGCACTTCGGTAATGTAATCACCCGCCACTGCAACGTCCCTAAACCCTGCAACTCGTTTGTAATAATCGAGGGCTTCTATGTATGCGTAAACTTGCGGGTTGTGCTTCTCGCACGCAGTAGTTGTCGTGATCTTTAGATAGCCTGCCGCTGCTACGCTCTTCGCTACTTTATTTAAAGTACCGCGTGTGCGCTTGATGTCGCATAAAGTAATGGCTTGGTACGGCTTTATAGTGTCGTAAGCTAACGCCAGTACAGCATCTGCTTGCGGCTGACTTAATACATCTGGAACCATTGAGGACACAATGCTAACGGCCTCAGCAGATGCTATGTCAATTCCTGCTTCGCTCGGTTTAAACCATGTCTTTACGCGACTTGGAATAGACGCAGCTTCTATCGCTAGCATGAACTGCTCACCAGTTGTCATACCAAGAACGCCTAAAATCGTGCGCTCGTTTGCCATTCTACCGTCTAGTGGTTTCTGTCGCTCGTATGTATAAGCATGTGCTAAAAGCTGTGCATCTTCGTCTGTGGTGGCACTGGATATAACTTCTAGTAGATCAATCATACCGGTACCTTATTGTATTTAAAACTGTCCATAAACCCACCCTGATATGAGACTAAGATTTTATACGGCATCTTATTTCTCCAGTTTTATTATTTAAACAGGATGGCTGCATTGCGCTTAGTGCCGTCCTTTGTTACTTGTGTGTTCAATTATTCTATTATCTATTATAAATAAGTAATAGAATAATCAACCATAATAGTTGATTATAATTGTATGATTAGCCACCGCTTCCACGCCATCATACCCATAGGTCACTAAACTACATCCCTTTCTTAATGAGGGAGGGTTGGGGAGTTATCTACCTATGCTCTCCGCTCTACTCTAAGTATTCTCTTAGAAATAAATTATTTAATACAAGTTAAACTTAGTGCTGATACAACTTCTATATCTTCTTCTTCCTCTTCATCACTACCTTGTACGGGGGTTTTAATCCCACTACCAGAGGCCTTTAGCTTTTCTCTGTCTATCCACTTCTTGTACTCTGAAGCACGCATTTGGAAATCATAGTTAATCAAACCTGTATAACATCTGAGAGCTAAGTTAGGATTCTCTGTAGAGCTAGCTTTGGCTATAGCTTCTACTTCTTTTAGATAACCTTCTACTCGTTTACCTAAATATTCTGTTATTTGTTTATCTGTCATACTTTTTGACTTAGCGCCGAGTGGCCTGCCATTTGGGTTTCCAGATACACCTTTTACAAACTTGGTGGAAGTGTTTCCTTCTTTCATAATTTGCCTATTAAAGTATAATACTGTAGTTGTTTATTTAGATTATTAATCTTCATCGTAATCAACACTGTCTGGAAATTCTTCTTCTCCTAGTACAGTGATGCAGCAAGACTCACATAGATCACTCTCTTGCTGTAAGAGTTGTTTGTAGGGTCTTACGCTTAGGCCACACTCGCGGCACTCTATATCTGACATATCTACTCCTGCATATACAATATGCTTGACTCCCCTCCTCAAATAACGTATAGTTACACAAGAATAAGGAGAGGGAGTAAATAGTTGTTGACATGGGGATTATTCTGTGTTATGATTCTTTCTTTGCTCCCCTTACCTTATACTACTATTATATACCTGATAAAATCCAATTTGTCAAGTGTTTTCTGCAAGTATTTGTTAAAAAGAGGTAAATAAATGAAATTAAGTGATGTTTGGGTACGAAGTGGTGAGAATATTAAAGCATATTTCCTTATGTTAGAGAGTTTAGACATGGAAGAGAACAGTATCTGTTACAAATTGAATAGTATTACAAAAGACTTTCAGAACTATACTTGTAGTTTAAAGTCACCTTATATCCAATATAGTTTTGGTAAAGATGAAGATTTTTATTATGCAATGGGTGGTATTAGTGCTTTACCTGTCTATAGTAGTAGTGTAGAGTACCTTGAATACCAAGAAGATATACGTGGTTTGAAGAAACTTTTAAATAGTACTTGACTTTTTATTGTTTATCAGGTATATAATAGTAGTATGGATTAGGAAAGTTTAAAGGCCTGTATCTTAATGGTTATAGAAGCGAACTCATAATTCGTTGGTTACTGGTTCGAGTCCAGTCAGGCCTACCATTTAATATCTCCTTAGCTCAATTGGATAGAGCAACACTCTTCTAAAGTGTAGGTTACTGGTTCAAGTCCAGTAGGAGATGCCAATTTAANACCACCTTAACGTTAGGTGTTGCGGGTATAGCTCAGTTGGTAGAGCAGGAGGTTTCCAACCTTCATGTCAGGAGTTCGAGTCTCCTTATCCGCTCCAATATACAATATCGCTACGACAAGCCTCTAAACTATGCTCTACCTGTTGATCTGACCGTGTGATGATAGTAACACAAAACGGATATCGCTCATAAGACGTTATGAGAATGTGCCCTGACTATCACTTTATATCTATATAATAATACTACCTGTAGGGATTACCTGTAGGGTAGCTTAGGTTTCTAGTTTAAACGTCTCTGTGCGCTTGTGGTGCACTCTGAGAGGGTATTAATAAGGTTATCTTAGGTAGTATTATTATATACATAGTACCATTGAAGGATACTGTTGATTTATACAGTAGTTTTATACATATATACATACATGTATACATAACATGTACATAATATACATATTTGTATACATATACATATACATAGGCGTTTCGGCAAGGTTTCCCTAGCTGTGGTGGCAAAAGCAAAACCCGACTACAATTACATTTAACTAGAGGTATGGATACTTCTATAATGTTATCTGAGTAATTAACTAAATCAAAAATCCTAGCTCTGACCCAACTCCGTCAACTAGGTCGGTGAAAACGGAAACAACTCGATCCCAAGCATACTGAAACCTCACGATAGTAGTAGGTATTGCTTGATAGCTAGAGTAAAGTAGCTATAGAATACATGTGCTAAGAGGCAAGCCATGTCAACACTACCAACCATAGATGTTGAGGACTTAATCCAAATTCGGAAGCAGTAGTTTATATCATACTAATCTTCATAACTGTATGATATAAACTGCTATTATGCTTGCTGCATTTTACTAGATGCAGTTGATCTATTGTATATATATTATAATGATATGTATGTGATAGATCACCGAATAAGGAGGGGGAAGTTGCCTCTGAAATTTGTGACTTGACATGAAACCTGTGCCTTGACAAATACAAGATAGTAGCTCACACTCCTCAAGTACATTGAGTAATTAATTAATAACCTAACAGGGAACTAGGATGGTATATTTAGGAGGTCTGGCTACATACACGTTAGCAGTATTCTTATCTGCTCACCCACCACTACATTTAGAGATAAACCAGATGGAGTGTATGATGGAAGCTTTGATACACGAAGCCATAGGCGAAGACTACGAAGGTAAGATAGCTGTTGCTAATGTAATACTAAACAGGGTAGAATCACACCGCTTCCCTGACAGTATCTGTGGAGTAGTACATCAACCTAAACAGTTCTCCTATAGGAACGGAATAGTACCGAGTTTCGTTATAGTTAATAAACTTGATCAAGATGCCTTCGGAGATGTGATTAGTATAGCCTACGAGGCCGCACAAGGCTCACTGAGCAACGTTATAGGTAAACTTGACCATTACTATAACCCAGACAAAGCAACGCCGTCTTGGGCTTCTCATGCAGCAGAGGAGCGTTACATAGGTAGACATAGGTTTGTTAGGTTGAATAAGTGATTAAAAGGAGTAGCATTACCATGATTAAGACATTCTGTGATTCATGTGAAGCAGAGGGTAAGATTACTAAGATTGGTGTTCCTTACCATATATACAAGGAGACTGAATATACAAATAAAGAAGGTGAAGGTGTTAGTGGTAGAAACATACAGATAGAGCTTTGTAGTAGATGCTCAAACAAGGCATATAGAGCTTTTATTGATGTTCTAAGGTCTACTTAAAAAAAGGAAAGGAAGGTACCATATTTAAGGTATCAAACAATAAGGAGTATAACTTGACAAGAATAACAACACCAACAGAGAGCTACACAAGGCATTATCCGAATATTGTAAGCCTAGCCATGAAACAATTAGATGAGCAATTCTGGACTAACAGTGAAATGAAAGTAGAGTTAGATAGAATGCAACTACTTTATGAACTCAGTGCAGATCAACTTCATGCAGTTAAAACCATACTGTCCTTGTTTGTGCAATATGAACGTAAGGTAGGAGATTTCTGGAAGAAGATAGCTAAAACATTCCCTGTACCTGAAGTTGAAATGGCTTGTGCCATTATGGATATGATGGAAAGAGCCGTCCATGCAGAGTTTTATGACCAGATAAACAAACAACTAGGCTTAGATACGGACATGCATTATTTAGCTTATATTGATGACCCTGTACTGAATACCCGCGCAGAGTGGTTAGGCTCCCTACTTGGATCAGAGGACACCATCCTAAGTACCATAATATTCTCTATGACAGAAACCGCTCTCTTGTTTAGTATGTTTGCTATACTGAAAAGCTTCCAGATGAACGGTAATAATAAAATTCCTGTGATTGTACGTGGGACTAACCAATCAGCACTAGATGAAGATTTGCACGGGACAGTGAGTGCTGAAATACTGAATACTTACTTCAACGAACTAGGTGTTCCCTTAAAAGACCACCCAGAGATGGTCGCTAAGATATATGAAGCTGTAGATGGTGCTTATGAGCATGAATGCAGGATTATAGATATGGCAATACCTAAAGACTCGTTTAACGGTATCCCTAAAGAAGAGTTTAAAAAGTATGTTAAGGTTCGTTTAAATGTGTTCCTGACTAGATTAAACTTGAGGACTAGGTTTATTGTAAAGGACTGTTCTATAGAGGATTGGTTTGAGAAAAACACTTACGCTTATAAGGTTATAGATTTCTTTACAGCAGGGATGGGGATGGAGTATGAGACAAGCTGGAATGAAACTGCACTAGGAAACGCATGGAGGGAAAATACAATTGAAGACAATTAATTACTCAGCACTTCGGAAACGGTTACAGAAAGAAGGTGAGATACCAGAATGGTACTCTACAGGGGGTACTCAGCTATTCTATGAGAAGTATAGTAATGAAAAGGAAACTGTAAAGTCACGTTTTAAAACCGTAGCAAAGACTATGGCAAAACATGCCCCAAGAAAGTACCCTGACTGGTGGGAAGACGATATATACACGAAAGGAAAGGACTGGTATGAAGTGTTCTTTAACACCATGTGGGATAGTTTTATATCACCTTCTACTCCTATGCTATCCAACGCAGGGTTGCGTAAAAAAGGGACTACCGTTGCTTGCGCTGGATCAACAGTAGGGAATAACCTGTATGATCGGTATAATGTCATCACGGAGTCAGCTACCCTTACTAAACACGGTCATGGAACGTCCTGTTCTGTTGACGATTGGCCTCACGAAGGACAGAAACTTGACAGAGGAGGCCATAGTCTAGGGGTAATGCCATTAGTACGCGATCTTATTACTACTATGAATGAGGTTACTCAGGGTAGCCGCAGGGGTAGCCTAGCCTACAGCATACGACCCCAGCATGGAGATTTCGATTCCGTACTAAAACATCTCGTAGAAAACACCGAATCGAATAACGTAGGATGGCTAATAGACGACGAAATGAATAATGCCTTATCTGCGGGAGAAGAGTGGGCTATCAGTAAGTTCCAACGCACAAACAAGGTTAAGCTTGTTAGAGGTAAGGGGTATTACACATTCATAGATAAGTGTAACAGAAAACTAGCAGAAGCTTTTAAAAGAGCTGGCTTGACATTTAAAGCAAGTAATCTCTGTCAAGAAACAATATTACCTGCTGATGAGAATTATACATTCAGTTGTGTTATCTTAAACTACAATTTAGAGGTATACCGAGACTGGCCAGAGCATTTAGTTTTTATTGGTCAGATAATGAGTGATTGCAACATATCTGAATATTTAGCCTGCTTAGATGATATGTCATCTCTTGATAAATTAGCTTTGACTAAGATTCAGAGATTTACAGAGCATTTTCGAGCTTTAGGTAGTGGTGTGCTAGGTTGGCACACATTAATGCAAAAAGAGCGCATCGTGGTGGGGTCTTTGCCATGTATGTGGCTTGACGATGAAATATTCTCTGGATTAGATAAGCAATCGCTTGAAGCTAGTAAGTGGTTAGCTAAGGAGCTAGGAGAGCCTTCCGGTTGTAAGGGGCTAGGTATCCGAAATGCTACTCGTTTGATGATGCCGCCTACTAAATCCACAGCAGAGCTAATGGCAGGTGCTTCTGAAGGTATTTGGTTAGACACTTCTATGGTATTTACTAAACAATCGGCAGGCGGGGAGTTCTTCCGTATAAATAAGATTCTACTTAAAATAATGAAAGAAAAAGGAGTATACAACAACGAGACTGTTAATCGTATTGCTAAAAGACGTACAGTAAAAGGAGAGGAGTGGTTAACTGACCACGAACAGCAGGTATTCAGAACTGCCTTTGAAGTCTCTATGGAAGATTACCTAAGACTCTGCTCAAGACGTTCTAAGTACATAGATCAAGGTCAGTCTATTAACCTAGCCTTCACTTCTAACGACTCAGAGGACTATATAAGTAAAATCCATAAACTGGCCTTTGAGGACGAGAATATATATGCACTTTACTATGTGTACTCTATGCGCGGAGCGGGGGACATTAAAAGAGAAGAATGTGCTGGTTGCATGTAATTTAATTATGAGGTATAATACGCTAACACAGGTATTATACCTTTTTTTTATTTAATTGATAAGGAGTTCCAATGGATATTACACTAGAACAACGAGAAGATAACACTTACGCAATTGTCACCGACAACCTAGAGACAATGCAGAAATTAGTTTATCTTACCAGTCATGTTAAGTCGCAAGATTTTGCATTCCTAGGGGATTTAGAGTACACTCACCCACTACACCCTGAAAACTGTATGGATGCACTAAAACAAGTTGTAGAAGATATATCTATTACGGAAAGTGGGGATATTAACGTATACTGTACATTTGAAGAGGACTCCGGCCTTGACTCGACTGATGAACTAAGTATTGCGTACAGAACTACAGCAAGTGAACTAGCTAAAAGGATGCAGGGCTAGGAATCATATCAAACTAAGCCATTTTATGTAGAAGAGAACAGTGACTCCCCCTACGTTGGGGAGTACAGGGTAGGCTACATATCTCAGTGTTAGTAATTGGAATATTATACAAGAATGAGGTATGTATACTTATGTTCAATCAAGATGTTGTAGATTTACTATTTCAAGATTTCCTGAAAGAATGGCAGGAGCAGGTAGAGGATAGTGGAGAGACAGAGGCAGTATTTATAAGTACAGATAAGACTGGATATGTAGCAGAAACTATGTATAATTACTGTGAAGTCAAGAAGCAAATAGAAGGGATGGGATACAAAATGCCAGTATTTATTGAAGGACTGAAAGTCACTAACTACCAACCTAAATCACTGACAAGAGATCATGCGGATGATGATCAATACCATTAAAGACGTAGGCTATGAGACTGAGCAAGCCAATAGTTATAATCAATTGGCCCCCAAGGCCGCTGCTGTTTAGTATTGGCTTATAGATAATTAACGGTGATATTCGAAGCGAGGAAACAATGATTAACTTAATGCTAGGCGACTGCCTTGAGCGTATGAAAGAGATTCCATCTGGAAGTGTGTATATGATGACATCATGAAAAATATAGAACAGATGATTTTGTCAGCATATATTCCTTATGTCACCACGTTAAGAAGCGTGGCCCGAACGTGCGACACAGACCACCACAGGGTGAAGCGGGTTCTTGAAAAGAATGGAATAGTAATCGTCAAGGGAAAGATTGCACCGTTTTCAGCTCAGCACCGTGACAAAATAAGAGAGGCAAGTAAAGGAAGAACTAGCTGGTCTAAAGGAAAGAAGATGCACAAATCAACCCTTTACAAAAATATGGCCACACACATTCGCTTTGATGTTTCTGTGGATTGGCTTTTGGCTTTCGACGATATTGAAAAACTCAAGTTTCTAAACAGGTGTATAACATGTAGAGGTGGTAGGTTTGAACTGACAACCGAAGATTACAAAGCGTATATTGTCCGTTTTTATCATGATGATCAGTTTAACAGCGTGTATGAAAGGTGGTTAAAATCAGGAAAAGACAAGTGGAAAAGACCAACGATAGATCATATTAACCCACGTTCTAATGGTGGGTGTAATATGATAGACAACCTACAATTTTTAACTTGGTTTGAGAATAGAGCAAAATGCGACATGAGCCAGCAAGACTGGGATAATTTAAAATCTGATATGAAGGAGTATTTAATATAATGTTCACTATAACTAACGAGAAGGAGGTACAGTCCGTAGGGCATGTATCGCCGAACACGTTAATTAATGGAGAT